ATCAATAAGGATGGTAGGACAGATACAGATATCGAATATACTGAGTGAACATTATCCCAAATACTTGTCATATCAGCAAGTAATGGAATTGACTGAAACATCTAAGACCAGTGTATTAAGGTGTCTTAAGCAGCTTGCAAAAAGAGATGAGATCGAATTGAAGATAATATGGGGAAAGAAATTAAGATCGGGATGGAAAACATTATACCGATTCAAAGGAGGATAAAATGAAGAAAGAAAAAGTCGAATTGAATGAAAAAGAAATAACACCACCTGGAGATGTAGCAGCTGCAGCTGAGGATGAAGAAAATAAAGAAGGTATATTTACAATGCATGAAGCAGAGAAAAAAGAGAAGGATGAGGAAATAGCAGCTTTAAGGAAAAGCTTAGAAGAAGAGAAAGGCAAAACAAGATATTTACCTGAACCTATTCCATTGCCACCAGAACAAAAGAAACTACCAAAAGGAATACAAGAGTCAGATATCAAGACAACAGTGACCAATATGTCTACAGTTATTAAAGAAAAATTGCTGCAGCTTCACGACCTGGCCACAATGGAAGTATTACTTGAGTCATCTGTAAGAATGAAGAAACGGTTAGAATCGATAAAAAAGATGTCATCGGCAGAACATATCAAGATCCGGGGCATGTGGAAAACATTTGCACCACAGATGCATATATCCAATTTGCAAGGTAGAAAGATCAATAATGATGAATACGAGATCGCTTTCGGTGTCTATATCACAGATGATAAAGGAAATAAGCAGATGTTCATACATTCAGCTGAAGTCAAGATGCATGATGGATCAACTATTCAACGGGCATTATCAGCAGAATACCGAATTGGATATGAGATAAAGGAACAGATCAAATCAGGAAAGCCAATTACAAGAGAAGTAGTTAGGATTGATAAAATACAAGAGTGAGGGTAGAAACAATGAAACGAACATTTGTATGGGACGGAGAGAAGATTAAGGAAACAGTTGAGCAGGTTGAGAATAAGCTGTCAACGAAAGATATATTGAATGGATTGGATCATGTCAGAAGTGAAATCTATAAGATGGAAAACCAGGAAATTCAATTGAAGCAACAAATAGCGGCAAATAAGAATAGTATTGGCCAGGCCAAAGAGTTTGAAAAGGATCTTCGAGCATTTGAGGAAAAATGCGAGAAACTACAAAAAGAGAAGATTCTTTATATCATTGAGACAATACATAAAACTTGTCTTGAGAAGGCCACAAAGTCAGCTGCTAAAGCAATAGAAGATTCACCTGAGGCATATACTGAGAGTGCAAAGAAAAACTTGCCTTTCTTGGATTATCAGAAGCTTCTTGCAACAGATAAGAAGATGGCTGAGAAGATATGCAATCGGATGATTAGAACACATCTATATGAAAAACCAATTTTTGATAACCCTTTCAAGGGTTAATTTTTTATTTGGGAATGGTAGCAAGGTCGCTACACGAGGATTTGATATATCCTCAGTATCAAAAGTCTTCATTGGTTTCACCTCCTTAATGTTGTAATCGATGCACATCGGTTCGATTCCGGTCATTCTCGTTAAATTTAAGTGGTATTTAAATATAGAATAACATATGGATAATAAAATGGCTTTCATGAGATCTATTATACAAAATATTGGACAACTTTCTAAACAAGTTCTTCCAGGATCACCTCTAACAAACGATGAGGTAGGCTACACAAATACAACTTATTCTACTCAACAGGATCCAAATGATCGTGAAGCGATATATCCTAATTGGTTCTTCTCTGCTAGATTAGGTCAACCAAGACAGGTAGATACTCGGAAATTACGAAACTTAGCTCAATCTCCATGGGCACAGATGGTTATCACAACTTTTAAGAAACAAATCACGACTATACCATGGGAAATTCTTCCTGAAGATGAGGATGATGCAACAGATCGAACCGTTGATATCAAAATTGTTACAGATTTCTTTTTAAATATGAATGTGAACAAGCAAACAGTTAATGATGTTAATTCTGAGCTTATTACTGATATTGCTGAGATTGATGCAGGCTGCCTGAATTATATTTATACAGTTGATTCATATGTGATTGGTGATATACCGGTTTACAATGCATGGGGTCAGGTTGTAAGTTTTGAAACTGGTCTCGTATTGAAAGAATTAGGTCAAAGACAACTTAGAGGAGTTAAGGCTGTTGATGGCTCAACCATGCTAAAACAGGTTGATATTCATAAAAATCTATTAAGTTTTTGGCAATACTCATTCAAACATCCACGACAGAATCCTACACGGTTTGAAGTTGATGAAATTGAATATGTTATTCTTAACCCAAGGTCATATGATGTTTATGGTTTTTCTCCAATGCAGTCAATACAGCAGGTTTTAGAATTGTTAGTTCAGGGAACTCGATATAATAAAGATCTTTATTTGAATAATGCAATTCCGGATATATTGATAAGTTTACCAAAATTACCAAAAGAACAACTTAGAATTCTAAAAAGGACATGGAACAACCAATATAAGGGTAAACCTCATCAAGTAGGATTTATTAATTGGGCCTTTGATAATATTCATAAGCTTGCAAGCAATAACCGGGATTTAGAATGGCTTAACGGCCAGAAATGGTATTTCAAGATTGTATTTGGTTCTTTCGGTGTTAGTCCTGAAGAAGCTGGATTTTTTGAAGATTCAAACAAGGCCACAACTGAGGGCCAAGAACGTGTGACAGTAAGAAATGCATTAAAGCCATATATGCAGAGATTAGAACAAGTGCACACAAGAAAATCTATTTCTGAGATTTTGGGCAGAGCTGATCACGGATTAGTATTCAGATTTTTCCCAAAAGATCATGCCTTAGAGAAAATTGAATTTGAACAGGATATGCAAGAGCTGGATCATAATACATTAACGATTAATGAGTATAGAAAAAAGAAGGGCCGTGATGTGGTTGAATGGGGAGATAAGCCCCAGGAAAAACCTTCTATGTTTGGTAGTTTTGGTGATCAAGATAAAGGTGAAGCTCAGTCAAATCCAAAAGATAATAATAATGATGATGATAAGAATAAAATGTTCAAAAAGAATTTCGAGGCATATATAAATGACAGCAAATACATCACCGACGGCAACACAGCTTAACGGGGTAAAACAAGATACTGTTCATTGGCCAGCTGCTGCTCATAGAGTAATTAATGTAGATAGTGATGGGGATGAAACAGTAAATCTTAATTTAGCAGATTCAAAAAAGATAGAGCAAACAGCACTATTAGAAGAAATAGTATGTGAGCTAAAGAAAATAAATAAACAATTAGAAATAATGACTGATGATACAGTCAAGGAGGATGATGTAAAATGTTAATAAATGATGGAGAAGGAAAAGGAACTTCTGCAGGAGTAACAGATGAAAATATGCTTAGAACAGAATCAGTCACACAAACAGTAGAACACCATATAAATCAAGAGCATGGACAAGCTTATAGTATACCATTTTCGCAGTCACCAACTGCAGCAGATGATTGTATTTTTTACTTGAAAAATGATTCTGATGATGATATGACTATTGAAGGGATAACTATTGGAGCTACTGACCCAGGAGCAAATGATTCAGTATATTTCAAACTTGGAGATGTTGGGACAAGAAGTGGAGCAACAGCATTGACTCCTATAAATCTTAATACTGGAAGTGGAAATTCAGCAACAGGAACCTTTGAAAAAGGTGCCGATCTTACTGCAGGAACAATAGATGGTGGAACCGAATTTGAAAGAATAATCTTAGCAGCATCAGCAGCGACAGATTTAATATCAAAACCATTTAATTTTTCACAAGATATAATTATTAAAGAAAATGGAACATTTTCGATCTATATAGGTGGAAGTGCAGCTGGAACCTATTACATAACTGTACACCTTAATTATCACAATTAAATGATAAACAACAATATAACAGATAAAACAACAGGACATTCAGCGGAAGTTGATAGTTCTGAGGATGAAAAGAAAGCTGTAGTTGTTGCTACAAGACCATTGAAAATATTTGATAATAAATTGGCTTTCTTTTTAAATGATACTTATGGAATTGATATGAATGTTAATGGTGTATTTGGTGGGACACAAGTTGATATTCATGATGGTACTGATAATGGGTATTGGACTGCTGCAGATGTTGTAGGTGGCGGTAAAACAACTTTTAATAGCACAGACCAAAATCATACAACTGGTGGAGCAAAAAGTATCAAATCTGATAACTCTCCTGTGGGTGACATCTTTGAAATTGATAAAGGTAGCAACCAGGATTTATCAAGTTATGTTGCAGTTACTATGTGGATTTATGTTGATAAGGATTGGAAAGATGGTGACCAAGTTGATTTTTATGCTTGGTTAAGTACTGGAACACCGGCACAAATTGGGACTAAAGTTGATTTAAGTGATTATTTTATGTATGATAATTATGATACTTGGCATAAAATAACGATACCATTAGTTGATATGGGGTTAACAGGATTAACTATTGATACATTTAGGGTTGAGCAAGAAGCAGCAGAAGGAAAAGCTCCAAAATATTATTTAGATGATATACGAATAGAAGAAACCGGTGATCCTGTTATATTCACGTTAGAGCCAGATAAAGGTACTTGGTTAAGAGTAAAAAGTTTTCAAATTGTTGTGGCTAATGTTTATGATAGCACATTAGTTGCTGCATCGATGCCAAATCTTCCTTATGATACTTTGCTTGGTACAGCATTAACATCGGGAATTAACTATAAAAGAATAGAAGATGGGGTAACTGTTAGTGCAGCAACAATTAATAAATTTGTAGATTTTATGGTATTAAGTAATGCAACAATTACTGGTAGTGGTGGAGATGGAACTAATACTTGGATAGCTGTAAATATCCAATTTAATGAAGAAGTAATACTTAAACCGGAAAATGCTGATAAGATGACGCTTACAATCAATGATGATTTATCAGGATTATTATATTTACGAGTTGGTGTTGGGAGTAAAGTAGAAGATAGAGAATTATAAAATGCTACCACTAGATTTTAATATATTTCAGAAAAAATTGAATGAGGATCAAATAGTTAATCATTACCCTACAGTTCATTGTATCACAGATATTGATCGATTTATATTTATCATGAAGAGTAAGGAGAAATGGGATTATTATACTATTGTTATGTATGATACAATACGAGAATTTGCAGGAGAAGAAGATATAAATCAAGCATTTGATATGTTCATAACAAATTATTGTGCAAATACACTTCCTGTTAAGCCTGTTGAAAGAGATGTTATAATTGCAGACATTGATGATATCACTAAAGGTCATGGTCAGAATAGTCAGTCTTGTAAGGATGCATTAGGTGTCAAACAAAGTCCTAAAAAGTTCCGACATTCTTTTTCTACCCCCACAACAATGCCCGGATTTAATAAGGATTCGACAATTGATGCCGGAGAAGATGTAATCGATGAGGCCAAGGACTATTCTGATTTTTTGCTTAAGTTTTTTAATTTGATGGAAAAACGGGTATTGTCTGCCGTTAATGAAATCGAGATTGACAAGATGATTATAAATAATCAAATAAAAATTGACAAGTCTTTTATAAATAAAACATTTGGTGAATTTTTGAGAAATCTATTCAATTCAGTGAATACAGTTGCATTTGCAACAGTAGTAAGGCGATATATCAAGGCTGACCTTATTGCCGGGCTTGTATCGGCTGAAGCAGAATTAGGTGTTGATATTGGATTTACAGAAGCATATAAAGACCATTTGAATGTGTTGGCTTCACAACAAATTGATGGATATATGATTAATGGTAAGAAATGGCCTGGGATTAAAGGAGTTACTAAGGAAATCCAGGCAGATGTAATAAAGACTGTTCAAGAAGGAATCAATCAGAAGATTGGTATCGACGGTATAAAGAAAAATATATCAGACAGGTTTGAAGTTTTCTCTGATTGGAGGTCTGAAATGATTTCTAGGACTGAGACAAATAGAATTCTAAATGAAGGGAAGATTCTTGGGTATAAAGAATCCGGGATTCCCGGTAAAAAAGTATGGGACACAGCAATTGATAATCGAACATCACCGATTTGTCTTAGATTAAATGATCAATTAAGAGAGCTTGATGAAGATTTTATTGATCCTGAAACACGAAAAGCCTTTGGAAGCCCTCCTGCCCATCCTAATTGTCGTTCTGTAGTGCGATTTATAGCCAAATGAGAGTGGTATTTAAATATAAAAACACTTAAGGTATATTTTATGGACACGAATAAAAGTACACATGATTCATATCGCACTGAATTATTCATGCCGATTATGAAAGCAGCTGATGGAAAATATATTGCCGTTCTTTCTGATGATTCCGTTGATAGAGATGAAGAAAAGTTATCTAAGGGTTGTATAGAAAAACTTGGATATGATGATCGATATTTAGCTGCTTTATGTAATCATGATAATGATGTGTTTATGCAAGTAGCTGAATGGACAAACAGAGGAGTACAGGAAATAGATGGCTATACAGCATTAATTGCAGAACCTAGATTTTATAAGTCAAATCCAAATGCAAAGATAATTCAAGGCATGTTGGATGAAGGAGCTAAATTTGGAGTTTCTATTGGGGCGATTGTAAAGTCTTATGACGATATAGATGATATGCGTGTATTTACAGAATTAGAACTATTAGAAGCATCTTTCGTTGCAATTCCAAGCAATAGGCATGGAAGAGCATTGGCGGTTGCTAAATCGTTTAATAATAAAAAGCAAAGTGAGGTAAGCACAATGGATAAAGAATTTACAAAAAAAGATCTTGATGCTGCTATCGATAAAAAAGTTGAATCAATGAAAAACAACTTTGATAAAGAGCTAGCATTAAAAGATACAGAAATTGCAAAACTTAAGGATGATCTTAAGAAAGCAGAAGATGAAGCTGAAGATAAAGCTGAAGAAGCAAAGACTGAGACTGATGCAGCAAAAGATGAAGCCGCAACAGAAGCAGATAAGAAGCTTAAGGCAGTAGAAGCTGAACTCGTAAAAGTGAAGAATGCAATCTTGGAAAAGGCACAGTTTGCCAAAGATGGCGGGCACGACAAAACAACACCAGAAGCAGCAGATGAAGCATTCAAAAAAGGTAAGCTCCCAATTATGCAGGGGATATGAGGTACGAAAATGGAAGCAATATTCAAAGGATATGAAGATGGATTCAGCATCGATAAGTGCAAAACACGATTCGACGCTGGAGCTATAGATAAAGATAATTTTGGCGGTTATTCAAAAGAATACTATAACCCAATGAAAAAGGTCAATAGGATGATTGAAATTGCTAAGAACTCTTATAATACACAGAAAGCATCAATAGATTCCCAAACAGGTGGAGCAGGAACTACAGGAACTGCATTAGTCCCAGTATATCCAGATCCAAACATTGTGAATCGAACAATACGACAAACACCGTTGAGAAATATAACTCCACGAAGAGCCGTAAAAGGTTTAACGTATGATTATATACCACTCACAGCAAAGGGCGGTGCATTTTGGGCAGCTGAAAATGGAGCCTTAAATGAAGTCACAGATACATATGACAGAGTCTCAGTGGCTATTAAGTTCCTTTATGCAAAGGGATTGATATCAGGCCCGGCTATTGCAGGTATGCGAGGATTTATCGATCCTACACAACTTGATCTAGGCGTAAAGACTGATAGCATATATGAAGCTGAAGAAGATGCATTAATCAATGGAGATGCAACGACAACTCCTCTTGAACCAAGTGGAATGATTAAATCGATTTCGACCAATACGACAAATTTGTCTGCTGGCAATCCAACACTACCTGGAATAAGAGCAGAGATTGCAACAACATTCAATGCTAAAGGATTTCCAACAATTGCAATAACAGATGCAACGACTCATAACTATGTTAAAGGTTTATTGTTAGATATTCAAAGACAGGTTACAAATCCTTCAGAGGGTATACTTGGTTTTGGTATTCCAGATGCATTTGAGTTTGATCAGTTGATGTTTATAAAGGATATCTTTATGCCAACAGCAGCCTCATCAAAAAGAATTTTATTTCTAGATATGAGATATATATTCTTCGGAGTCTTACAAGACTTGACATATGAGGAGAAGTACACCGACCAGGATGGCTTTGTTTATCTACTGAAGGAATATCTGACAGTCGTCAACACATTCGAAGCCGCATCTTCACAGATGTATGGTATAGCATAGAGAGGTAATGGAAAAATGGTAGCCATAGTCGAAACATTTCGGAAAATCGCAGTTGTTGGTGACTTAAAAATCATCACAATACAAACTACTGCTGCAGCTGATACAAGCCATACAATTGACCTTAACTCAGATGCAACCAATGGTAAGGGTGTTGTTATGACCGAAATCTTGAACTCATATCTTCAAGATGATGCAGGAACAAATATTGATGATTTAGCATTTGTCCCAGCAACAGGTATTTTAACAATGCCGACAATAAGCACTGGAATCCATAATATAACGATAATCGGGTACTAAAATGACTGCAGCACCTGAGACATTTCGGAAATTTGGATTTACGGGAGACCTGAAATTTATATCAATACAAACAACCGCAGCAGCGGCATCAACAGACACAATTGATTTGTTAACTGATGCAACTGACGGTAAAGGTGTTGTTATGACTCAAGTCTTAAATACTTATTTGCAGGACGATGCAGGAACAAATGTTGCAGATTTGGAATTTGATCCAGCAACGGGTATTATAACCTTGCCGACAATAAGCACTGGAATCCATAATATCTTAGTAACAGGATATTAAATTTTTTTATTTTTTTATTACAACTGTATCATATCGCCTGGGACGATATGGTGAAAGCACTCTGTAAAATACAGAGGGGCAATGACTCCCAGGGAGAAAGAAAAATGGGATTAGGATTTAGAACAATACCAACAGGAGGTGTAGCAGCACCACCTTATACAAATGGGCCGTATCAATTCAGTGAAGATATTACATTTGCAAATGCTTCAATGGGTAGCGGTGGAGAAGGAGCATCATGGTATGTTGACGGTACAAATGGAGCATCAACGAATGATGCCAAAAGTTGGTCAACAGCTATAGATACAATTCAAGGTGCAATTGATCTGGCAGGAGCTGGAGATACAGTATATGTTACATCACAATTGATTACTGATTTTACAGGAGATCCTACAAGTTATGCTGAAAATGTGACAATTACAGCAGGATTGAATAATTTATCAATCATTGGTGTAAGCCGAGGGAGAACCCAAGGTGGATTGCCCCAACTTAAAGTTGGAAGCACAACCACACAGGCACTTTTAACCGTTAATGCAGCAGGATGTTTGATCTTAAACATGGGTTTAAATGGAATAGGTGCAACAGGTGGTGGAATACTTCTTGATGATGATAATTCAACAACAACAGCTTTCGGAACAACTATAGCAAGTTGCCATTTCAAAAACTGTGTAGGTACAACAGCTACTAATGCAGCAACTGGTGGAGCAATTCAATGGTCAACTGAAGGTAACGCATGGCAAGTTCTTATTTCTGGAAACAGATTTTATAAAAATGTTGGAGATATAGTTTTGCTTGGGACATCAAATTCAGTTCCTCAAGATGTTGTTATTGAAAATAATGATTTCAGTGGGCCTGCAGCAAATACAGATTGTAATCTATATTTGAAAGGTGGTTCTGGAATGAATGGTGTTGTTATTAAAAACAATACATTTTCAGCAATTCCAGCAATTGGTTCAGCAACAAATCATCAGTGTCTTGCATTAACAGGATGTGTAGGTATTATGGCTGGAAATTTGTTTGCAGCTACAACCGCTGAAGGTGAAACAGAAAGAACTTTCGGTGCTGCAGGGGATGAATTAGTTCCAGTAACGGTATTTATGGCTGCAAATTATGGAGAGTTTGGAACTGGTGTAGGTGCAGGTTTAATATCTGGAGAAATATTCAGAACGTAAATAATTTTTTATTTTTTCATTATTTATCTGAAACCCTTGACGGAACAGATATAAAAAAAGCGAGGAATGATTAAAAATGGTAGATAATTTTTTGAAATGGGAACAGTATGGAGTTGCTCATTCAAATAGAAATTTATTGGCAAATCAAGAATGGCCAAGGTATCAATCTCAAGAATTAGCAGTTACATTTGATGGTGGAACAACAAATGGAATTGGGGATGAAAGTGGATCAAGCAATCCTTATACTATGTTTACGGTAACGGGTATCATCGAAATTTCTATAATTGCAGTGGTTACAACTGATCTTGTAGGAGCTGCTACATTAGAATGTGGAACAACTACAACAACAGCTGGCTTGATAGCACAAGTAGCAAATACAACAACTATGGATGCTCCACAAATTTGGCACGATGCAACTGTTAATGCAACTATTGAATTGTCAAGTGTTATCACTAGAAAGATCATAAGTGAAGACATTAAACTTTTGATAACTACAGCGGATATTACAGCCGGTGTGATTAAGTTTATTGTTCGATGGGCACCAATATCAGCTGATGGAAATTTAGTGGTGGTATAATTATGAAAAAGCTGATTGAACATGACGGAAATGGATCTATAACAATTGATACTCGATTGGCTATAGGGACTTTTATAATTTTGTTATTAACGGCGATAATTGCAATTGTGTCTTCATCAGTAAATGTTCGAGCAAATATTGATGAAAATACTAATCATTTAACAGATATAAAAGAATGTACTGATGATATTACAGAAGATATAAATAATCATGAAAAAAGATTAGTTGCTATTGAAACACATTATGATCATATAAGTGGTTCTTTAGAAAGGATTGAATTAAAAATCAACGGGTGAATCAAATGGAATTCAAAAACATAACAAAAAAAGTAATCAATATAAAAGTAGATGGTGAATGGAAAGCTGTTGAACCAAACAAAACTATTATACTTCCAGTATATGTTGGAGTAAGACAAGAAGGTTTTATAGGATTAGAGAAACTAGAAGAACCTGAAGAACCTGAGAAAGAACTTGAAATCATTGAACAACCTGAAATGCTTGAAGAAGAAGAGTTAGAAAAACTCACAAAGGATGGTTTGAATGATTATGCCGCTAAAATTGGATTAGAGGAAGTCAAGTCATCAATGAAAAAATCTGATATGATTGAAGCTATTCTTGAATACCAAAATGAAGATGAATAAACTTTTTTCAATCTTTGTATTTTTTATTTTACTTAGTGTAGCGGTTATTGCCTGGACTCCTCCAAGCGATGCTAATTTTAGAAACTATTATAATCTTTATAATGTTAAGAATGCAAATGGTACAAATGCAACATTTATTAATTTTTATGGAACATTATTTGGAAATTTTACACCAAGTGGAGATGTAGATATGAATGGGTATTCAATATTTAATGTTACAGATGTTAATGCAACAAATGCAAACATAACAAATATTGATGTTACAAATATTGATGTTACAAATATTGATGCTATAAGTATTGATGCTACAGATGTTAATGCAACAAATGCAAACATAACAAATATTGATGCTACAGAAATAGATACAACAAATTTAAGTGCAACAAATATTAGTGCAATAAATATAAGTGCTACAAATATAGATACAACAAATTTAAGTGCGACAAATATAAGTGCTGATAATATTACTGGAACCGAAATATATCAAAATGGAAATGTTGTTTTAGATAGTTCAGATGAAGCTGATTTAAATGTTAATAGTTCAAATTATTGGGCCGGAGTATCTTCTTTCAGTCCATCACATTTTTATAATGCTATAAATGTTCTTACTTTTAATGTTACATGGGCTAGTACCGTTTGGTGTGCATTAACAGGGTGCACAATGTCTGGAAATATAGCAATGGGTTCTAATGATATTACAGGAGCAGATACAATAACAGCAACAGGATTAGGGACATTTGATAGTCTTACAACAGGTATTGCAGCAACAGAGTTATACCAAATGAATCAAGCAGTAAGAACAAGTGATGATGTAGAATTTGCTAATATAACTCAAAGTGGAAATCGTGTGCTTGATACAACTGATGAAGCAGATTTAAATGTTAATAGTTCAACTTGGTGGGCTGGAGTGTCTTCTTTCAATCCAACACATTTTTCAGATATTATAAATGTTCTTACTTTTAACACAACATGGGCCAATACTATTTGGTGCACATTAACTGGATGTACAATGATAGGAGATATAGCAATGGGCACAAATGATATCACAGGAGCCGGAGCTATATCAGCAACTGGAACAGGAACCTTTGGAAATCTTACAACAGGTATTGCAGAAACAGAATTATATCAGATGAATCAAGCAGTAAGAATGAGTGATGCGGTACTTTTTGCCAATGCAACAGCACAAAATATTATTAGAAATGGAACAGTTGTTGATATCAGATCATTTGGTGCAGAATCAAATGATGGAGTATCAGATCAAGCAGCACTTCAAGCAGCTATAAATTCTCAAACAGAAAATTATAGTGTATATATTCCTCCTGGAGTATGGGATGTTGATGATGTAACAACAATTGCGAATACAAAAATAAATATATTAATTTTTGGAGAAGGAGAAGCATCTGTTATAAGACTTATGGATAATTCAGATACTGATATATTTGTAGTAGATGGAAATGGAGATGGAACCCGAGATGGTATTTTCTTTAAAGATTTTGTTATTGATGGTAACAAAGCAAATCAAGGTGCAAATGGAGAAGGTATATATTTAGATGCCTATGTTGATTGGGTAATTATTGATAACTTACATATCTATGATACATTTGAAGAAGCTATAAGAGCAAATAGTCCACGAGATCTTCTTATAATTAATAATATTATTGAAGATGCAGGTGATGATACACTTGAATTATATAAGCCTAGAAGATTTCAAGTTCTTGGCAATAGAATTTATAGATCAAATAAGCATGGTATTTTTGCTGATACAAATGATGATTGGGCTATTCAAGATGGAGTTGTTGCAAATAATTTTGTAACAGGTGTAATTTCTGATGAGAAAAGTGGAATACATATAGGCGGTGGTCAGGTAGCTACTCGCATAGTTGTTTCTGGAAATATAGTTACTGATGCTACAAATACTCCAATTGGTATAAATGGAATATTTGTTAATGCTGATTTTTCTTCTATTACTGGTAATCAAATATATGATGCTACAGGTGCTGGAATTGAAGTTAAAGGAGAGCATATAAGTATTACAGGAAACACAATTCATAAAAATATTAAAGCTCAAGGTACAAGTTCTGGAATTTCTGTGAATAGCGCACAACATTTAACTATTAGCGGTAATGAAATTTATAATACAACCCTTAATGGAATTAAACTTGACGGTACACTACATGAATATGTGACAATAACAGGCAATACAATAGGAAATAGCAAAGGAGCAGGTGTAAAAATAACAGCTGATGGTGGAGAAACAGCAAGATTTATTCGTGTTGAAGGTAACACAATATATGATGATAATACAACTCACTTTCAATTATATGGTGTACAATGCTCAGGAGTTGGAACTTTAGAAAATATTGTAATATCAGATAATAACATGTATAATACCGGTTCAAATGTTACAGGATGTCCTGTTGGATCAACATACACTTATTCCAATCTTGTTCTTAATAATAGTATATGTATTGGTGGAAAATGTATTAATCAATGGTCTGAAGTAAATGGAACTGGTTCAAGCAATATAACAGATGTAACAGGTACAGCACCAATAGCAAGTAGTGCTGGAGGAACACCTGATATAAGTTTAATAGCATGTGGTAATACAGAAATATATAAATATAATACAACAAGCAGTGCTTGGGAATGTAGAGCAGATGAAAGTAGTGGTGGCGGTGGAACAGCTTATGATCAAAGTTTAAATACAACTGATGCTGTTGTATTTTTAACTGTAGATACAGGTCAAGGAGCAAATGAGCTTTATGATATGGATCAGAATGTATTGGAAGCTTCAGATGTTACATTTGATAATATAACAGTCGATGATATTGAGATGGGTACATATTTAACCACACCTATCCCATGGATTCAAAACTTTAACAGCTCACATTTTACATGTATGGATTCAAATGGATCCATGCTTATATGTATGGGATGCGGATTGCCAAGGTGCACTTAATGGCAAAACTTGAAGTAAAAGATGGAGTATACGGGGCAGCCATTGTAATATTAATAACTATAATGGGTATTCAACTTTTAAATGTAGATGGATGGTATTATTGTGAAATTGAAAACACAATGAAAGAGTGCTCAGAGCTTAGATCATATGGAATTCCAGATGCAAAATGTATTGGAATAGATGGAGTAAATGATATCTGTACTTCAGGAGGAACTCGAGCACCATGGAAACCCCTTGATAATTATATTAATATAACCCCTGATAAAGAAGTTGTCGTTGAATCATTGCAGGAATGTCATATTGAATATTATGATAAATCAGTTGCTGTTTATGAAACATGCAATCAATCTGTATATAATTATAAAGATTGTATAGAAACTCATAAAAATGGAACATGCATAAATTGGTCAACTTATGATATTGAATATCCTTGTTATAATAGAACAGAAATTCAGGAAAAGAATTGGACAATATGTGAACCAATTGGATTTAATATCATATTTGGAGGAAAAAAAGAATATAACATCACAGGAGATTGTTGTGGATATTTTAATGAAACCCAGCAAATTATGTGCAAAGAAAAAATCAATGGTATTTGCAATCCTAAATGCCAACAATCTTCACTTGATCCAGATGAGTATGATGAATATTGTATGATTTATCAAATTAATGAAAAAGATATAACTCCTAGCATGGTTGGTGAATATGACTATGTTAAAAATAATCAGATTAAATTATCAGATATAACGATGGAAAAGATTAAATGAATAAAGCAATTATAATTTTAGTATTTTGTATATTGGTTATCTCTAGTTATACATATGCTGATGCTATTCAAGATAATCTTATATCATGGTATTCATTTGATACTGATTATAGCGATAGTAGTTCAAATAGTGCTGATGCTATATCAGGAGGTACAGGTCAGGTTTTTACTGGTAATACTTGTAAAGTAAGTACATGTTTAAGTTTATTAGATACAGATGCGAATTCATATGTAAATTTAAGTGCTTTAGTGCCATATCTTGTAGGAAATACTTCTGGTTCTGTAGTTTTTTGGATGTACCAAAATGAAACTATAGCTCAACAATGTCTTTATAGTTTTGGTGAAGATGATGCTAATTATCTTAATATTAATACTAGAGCAATATCATTAAATTCATTACGTGGATATGGAAAAGATGTTGGAGGAGCTTTGATAAGTGATTCAGACACTGATGAAATGCTACCTATTCAAACATGGTATTTTGTAGCGATAACACATCACGATAATTTATTGCAAATATATGTAGATGGAGATTTGGTAGAAAATTCTAGTAATTATTGGGCAGATGATTGGACTGTTGATACTGTTGAATTTGGGCGATATTTTTATTCTATTGCTGATCCAAATTTTTTAGGATTAATAGATGAATTAGAATTTTATGATGATGCTTTACATCCAACAAATGTTACATATCTTTATAATAGTGGAAATGGTTTATCTTATTCAGATGTGTATGGTACAGTTACAAATATGTCTATAACCAATACAACATATAATATGACAAGTGATGGAGGTTGCACAGCTTGGGGAACTAATACATCTGAAAATTGTAATACAACAGATGGAACTCCAACTTTAACATTTAATACAAATCTTGTAGCTGATTGTAGTATTAGAGCTAGTACATCAGATTCAGAAAGTTTTCCAGAATATAATGCGACTATAGCTTGCGGAACAACAGGCGGAAAAAGTCATATATGCACAGTTTATGATGCTGATAAATTAGATTTTGGTCAAAATTATTTATATGCTTCATGCACAGGCAATGTAAATTCGACCAGTTCTCCCCTTTATATAAATATGACAGCAGGCGGTGGAGGCGGTACAGGTTTAGTAAGCTGTATTCAAACAGTTGGATTAGGATGTGGGGCAATTATAACAAATGATTGTGCTTCGATAATAACATAGGAGAATAAAATGACAGTATACACCCCAAGACACGAGGACATCACAGGAGCAAGCCTTACAGGCGCTTCAAGCGATTTAAATAGAACATATAGTTTAGTCAATGATAACTCAATTCTTGCTCAGATGCAGCTTATGTTGGCTGAAAATGCCCTTCAGAACAGTGTCAACTTCTCATTTGATGCTACCAATGGAATAATCACATTTTTAGGGGCAGTCTTTGATGATCAAAATATATCCATTGATTATTTGACAACAGAAGATACCCCAGCTTTAGGGAGTTATTATTGTACGACTCTACAGATAACTAGGGCTGCAGGTATAGGACTTGAAATATTTACAGAGAATCTTGGGACAGGAGATAATTCAGAGACAAGTTTTGATTTGAAACATGGGAATGTTATTGCCGATTCATATACTGTCAAATACGCTGCAGCAGATAGCAATGCCTTTAATAGTATGATTGAGGCTACACATTACACACTTTTGAAAGATCAAGGTCTTATCGAATTAACATCTGCAGGAAAGACATTATTAAGTACAGATGTATTGTATATTGATTATGTTTATTCTCCAAGGCAATCAGATACAGTTCTCGCCTCATATCTTCCAGCTGCAACAAGAGAAGTTGAAAAGATCACGGGTAATTATTGGGGAGCTGTTAAATCATCTGTTCAATATTTTGATGGGTATGATTCAGGATATCCACAAACAGATAAACCATATGGAACTCAGATTGAATCATATCCCGAATTCACACTTAAATATAAGAGTGTTCAAACAATCACATCGATCTTATTCTTGGATCGTGAAGGAGAAACAGATACAACTTTAGAAACGACACAGTATAGAATATTAACAGATGATACTTATCAAGATTCAAGGTTATTAATTAATACATCTATTCCAAATGGAAAAGCCAATATCCAAACGACATTTACTCATGGATATACAACTGTTCCAGAGTTAGCACAAGAACTAGCTTCTTATGTTGCAGGGCTTATGGCTCTTGTAAATATTTCTGGAGGTTCCTATAAAGATGTCAGCACTTACACCCTTGGAAGAAAGACTTTTTCTATTGGCCAGGTTTATGTTAATATAAGAGAATCGATTGATCAGATGAAAGGAAGGATTGATCAACTAACTACAAAACTTGGAGGAAATTTTGATTGTGTTTAAAAATGCCAACTGAAAGATCTACAGGAAGTCGGGCCGAATCATTTCGAGTCAGTATGGATAATTACCTAAATGAGTTTGGTACTACTGTGACTGTAAGGAAGACAACAGAAATCAAAGATTCCATGAATAGAGTTACCGCTACATCAACAGCAACCTCATCAGCAATGGCTGATATCCAATGGATAACTAAAAGAGATTTACAGCATTTAAATGTTGGAGATGTGAAAATCGGGGATGGACAGATATTTTTTGAATATGATCAAGACATTGATATTCATGATGAATTAGAATTTAATAACAAAAGATATAGGATTGTGCAACAAGTTGAAGGAGAAGTCGTTGGAGGAGATGTGGTTTACACAGGCTACATCATACGAGCCAATGTTCAGTCTTAAAGTTGACATCCGAGGTTTAGAGAAAGCCCGAAAAGAAGCAAAGAAAATAGGGATGCGTGTTCTACAAAAATCAATGCTTAAAATGGAAGAACTAGCTATTGCTAAAGCCCCATTTGACCGTGGTGAGATAAGAGAAAATATAACATTGTTTCCAGAGTTTCTAGATGATCTATATATATTAACTTCAGCAGCACCTCATTCTGCTGCTATAGAAGAAGGGACACGACCATTCTATGCACCTATAGCACCCTTAACTGCCTGGGCAAATAGGAAATTTGGTGATCCAAGTATTGGGTATGCTGTACGAGCCAAGATTGCAAAGTATGGAATAACAGCTCAACCATTCATGCGTCCAGCCTTTTGGGAAGTTGAGACATATTGGAAAGGGTATTATATGAAAGAAGAGTTAGAAAAAGCAAGGAATTTAAGTAGTATTTAAATATAAAGACTGTTTAAATATGGTAGTGAGTCCCAAGAGGGACTATAAAAGATAATCCAAGAGGATAAATAATGGTAGAATTTTATATAGACCCCGAAGATATATTGTCAGATTTTCTTAGAGTATATTTAATAGACCCTAAAGCACGAGCTGAAGCAACTGAAACTCAAACTTTTACACCGGCATTAGGTGCTACTGTAATTACATTGGCAGCTCCAACAACTGGAAGTGTATCTTGTATTACAGGAGTTACAATTGATGCTGTTTCAACTAATGCACAGAAATGGGAGAATTATTATTGGGATTATCAAAATAGAAAAATAACTTTTTACTCAGCATTTGCTGGCACTGAATCAGTAGTTGTCACATATAAATATGGAACAACCAATTGGATATATTCAGATAAGCCAGATGATGAATTAGCTAATACCCAATTTCCAAGAATATCAATCTTTAATGTGTCAAACCCTGGTCGAAGGTTAGGACAATTTGGGGCACCAGTTGAAGGATCCCCAATTCTCCAAATTGATATTTGGTCAAAAGATGGATATGTTGCAACTATAAATTCAAGAAAATATTCAAATAATTATTTAACTCGGTATATAGGAAATAGAATCACACGAGCTTTTGAGAAAAATGAATCAGATTTATTTCCAGTATTATATAATTATAGACCTATAAGTGGGCCAAGAGCAGCCCCTTATAGTATTGAGTTTCAAGCCTTCCATAGTATTGTGGAAGTCAATGTTAAAGGATTAAAAATAGGACGAATCGAGGTATAAAAATGGCCACTGATGAAGGTATAATAGGAATAAGAGAACGATTTATTGAAGCTAAAGAAACTGTTTATGGAACAGGTGTTGCATTGACATCAGCGAATATCCCAGGAAATGACGTTATTGTCACAGAGAAATGGACACAAGGATTCCAGGAAACTTTAAATAGCGGTAGCGATAGCAGGACAGTTGCTGCAAAAGTAGCCGGCCCTTTATCATTGCCATATGGCTTATCTTACTATCCAAGTAATTGGCGCAGATTGAAATATGTTTTTGATATTGATTCAGAAACAGGATCAGATCCATACACACATACATTATCAGTTGGAAATACATTATTTTCATATACAGCAGAACATGCTTTTAGGCATGGAACAGCCCCGATAATACTTAAGACAACTGGAAATGTTGTATTGAAAACTACAATAAATTTTCAGAAATCCGATGGAGAAGGTAATGATGGATTTATTCAAGTGGTTCAAGATTGCGTTGCACAGAATTTCACGACTCCATCTATTCAAGGAGGTTCATTTTCTGTATCAGGAGATCCATTTCAATATAGGCATATGTTATGGACATTGGCAAATAATGCAGTAGTTGAAGTTAATAATGGTTCAATATTATTTGATCAAGGGATAAATCTTGCTGATTCAAGATATGCAAATAGTTCATTGGCTAGGACAATTGGAAGCCCTGTGCCCACAATATTTAGGATATCTGGTAGGTTCAATGTGAATCTTATGGACACAACTTATATTGATTTATGGGAATTAGCTGCTGTCTTGTCAGGAACTAATACGCTTGCATTTGAACAATCAGGAAGTAATAAAATCACATTTACTTTTACAGGAATGTATGTTGAACCTATTCCTACTGGGGAAACAAATATAGAAGGGATTGATTCAGCAGATTTTGTATTCACAGCAACAGGGGTTGTTCCTGTTGTGATTGATAGCATAGTAAATTGGTGATAAAATGAAAAAAGAAGACTTTTTTATGAAGGAAAATGACACTGTAAATTTAGATATTTTTGGCGAAATATTTAAATATAAAAAAGTAACAGCTGGCGATGAATTAAATTGGATCGATGATTACACTGAACGCTATACAGAAGTGAATAAAGAAGGAAAAGAAGTCAAAAAGGCTAGACAAAATCTGAAAAATCTTATCAGATGTAAATTGAGAAATATTGTACAATTGCCATTTGATCAGGCTACCCTGACTAAAATATCTGGTCTTGAAAAATTTTATAAAGATTATTCAAGTGAAGAAAAAGATAGATTATTTGGATTACTTCAACCATCTGTAATGGATGAATTGATTAAAAAAATTGATGCTAGCCGAAAAAATAAAAAAAAAAATTAATATTCAAGATTGCCAAGATAAGAAATGAAGATGATAAGATTTCAATGTCTGAAGGCGATGAATTAATGCTTGAGATGGAAAGAGCATATCAAAAAGGAATTAGCCCATATCAATTTAGAAAATCTGATATATCAGATATCAGGTTTATCATAGATTATAACGATATCAAACGAAAAATGCAACAGCAAAAAAAGCACGATAGGAGAGTTCAAGCAGCGATGGAGGCTATAAAAACATGGTAGATGCCGGTGAATTAATAATACGAGGAGCACTTACAGTTGATGATATTGAATCAGGTCTTGATAGAGTCACCGATCAAATTGAAGATATGGAAACACAAACAAAACAATTAAACGCAACTACACGAGAAACCAAAAATTTAGTAGGTTCAACAACCAAATTCTTTATTGGATTAGGTATTGCTGGAACTGCTGCAATCACTGCTCTTGCTGTTAAATCTCCCGCTCTAGCTGGAACTATGGCAAAGATATCAGTACAGACATTAAAATTATCAAATATAATTGGACGAGAATTAAGACCTATATTTGAAACTATTGCTAATGATTTAATCCCATCAATCGGACAAGCTTTTAGTAATAATGAAGTTTTTATTTCAAATGTAGTTGACACAATAGTTGAATTGGTGGAAGCTGTTGGTTCTTTGATAACACTTGATTGGGAAGGATTAATTGAACATTTGGATAAAGTTGCATTAGTTGGTGGAGGAATTGCAGTGGGTGGTGCTATTGGTGGATTACCTGGAGCAGCGGCAGGTGGTGCTATTGGTCTTCTTGCATCTTCATCATTATTTGATGAAAAAGCATTTGAAAAACAAAAAGAAGGATTTGAATCAGGCACTGCAGGTGGATTTCTTAAAGGAGTTGGAGCGAGTACAGCTGTTGGAGCACAAGTTTTAAGTGAAGTTCAAAAAGAATTTTTAAAATTTTTACTATCATTTTTAGGAAATGCTGAGGATAAAAAAGTTAAGATGGCATCACCTAATGGAGTTGGTGGATAATGGCAGCAATAAAAATAGATGATTATGAAAATACTGGAGATTCATTTACATTTCCATACAATCCTAATACAGTTGAAATGATAACAACTCCATTTGTGGATCAAAGAAGATTGCCATATGCATTTACATATCTTGGATTTTCCCCGTCAATGAAATCAAATATCAGTATAGTTTTAAATGGGCATTTTAATAGTTCATCAAAAAATTCTAATTATAGAAGCCTTGTAAAGAAAGTCAATGATCCTATATTGCTCCGCTTATTTTTTGAAACAGATTATGATAAATTTTATCTATGCACCGGGATGGCAGTTCAAAAAGTGCCTACTGGAAGTCGTCCACTTCATGTTGATTATGTTGCATCATTTTTTTCACCATTTGGATTATTATTTGATGCAATACAAAAAAGTGGACTTGCAGGTTCAGCAGTTGAAAATGAAGGAAATACAACTACTCCTATTGAAAAAATAACAGGTACTGTTACAAATGGCGTTGCAGTGACTATTCAAGACAAAGATGGAAATGGATTTACTTTTACACCATCAGCGACAGGTACAATGACTTATAATATAATAAAACTAATGGATGTAGCTAATTCTGCATTTTTTGTTGAATATGGATATGTAACTGTAGGATCAGCTGTTCAAACTACACGAAACGCCACAACATCAGGAGATTTATATTTATCATTAGAACCTGGTGATGATTTAAATGATATTTTTGCAGCTGGAACAATAACAGGAATAACCCCTACATTTTTTTTAAGGGATGGATGGACATCTGATTAAAATGACCGGAAGATATGTTATCAATATTGGAGCTGCATCTGCAAAACAATGGGTTTCTTTTTCATATGAATTTATTCTTAATGGATTAACTATAGCACAAATTACATTGGATGGTGTAACAGGCGGCTATGCTGCTGAATTTGATGTTGGAAAAGAAATGCTGATATATAAAGGGGGTACTCTAAAATTTCAAGGAGAAGTAGTGTCTCAACAAAGCTTAAGTGGTGGAGGAATTATATTAGTTGCTGTCACCGAAACAGATTTAATGGATGCTAAATCTCCAATGACAGGGAGTGCCCTGACAAGAGCTTGGTCTGCAACATCTGATTTAACAATATTAAATACGCTTGTCACGAGTGTTGCAGGATGGACAACTGATCTACCGGCAGCAACAGCTGTAGATGTTGATTTTAGAACTTCAGCAACGGAATCAGTGTGGAATGCCGTAATCAGATTAATGTCTTTGACAAGGAAAGATATTTTTATTCATAGAGATACTAAAGAATTATTTGTATTTGATGAATTAACAGTACATGATAGTTTTTCATTTATAGAAGGGAAAAATGCATTAAATATTACCAGAACAAAAATAAGATCTAAAGCAGCTTCAGTTCTTGTATATGGAAAAGGAGATGGGGATTTTCAAATTATTGGAACTCATGGCAGCGGTAATCCAGTTGAAGTAGTTATTGATAAAAATATTATCACAGTTGGTGACGCTGATAAAAAGGCTGAAATTGAATATGATAGATTAAATCCACAACAAAAAATCTATAAATTATCTCCAACAATAGCTATTGATAATTTAATAATTGGTAATGGTGGAAATATAGCAAGTAATTCTGCAAATATTGATGAAAATGTTGATATTGTAAAAATGAAAACTACTGTAGATGGCAGTGGAGTTGAAACTTTAGACTTAGAAGTTACTAATCCAGACTATAGAGTGGCATCAAAAAATAGTGCACAGATAAGTGCAAAGCAAGAAGCATCATATAATCAAAGCCAATCAGCAATGCAAGGAGCTGGAAATTTGTCTCAATGGGAAGGTATGATTAATGGAAGTAGTTCTGCAGGTTTAAGATTTGTATTTAATATCGGAGATGAATTTGAAGATCAAACAGGTACATTAAGAATAAATTCAATAACTGTTGATTATGATATTGATGAATATAGGCGTGGTGTTGGTACTGCAACAGAATCAAATAAAGATCCAGATATTGAAAGTTCAACTAACTCTGGCCAAGATAATGAAAGTGCAGAAGTTGATGAAGATACAACTTTTAATAATTCAATTACTTTTGCTGATTCTTGGACTAATTATAAATCTTGGACTAATATTCTAGAGCATGGAGAAGCAATAATATTTCATGTGCATTTGTGGGTTGTTGATTGGAATAATCCAACATCAGTAACTTCTGCATATACTAGGATTAAACATGTTGATGAAACAGATTATTATCCAAGTTCAACAGGGCTTAGATTATTAAGAGGACTTACACAAGAAAATACAGCAAGTGATAGTCATAATCATGATTATGGTGATTATGATGATGTTCAATGGGGATCCGGTGTTGATGAGGATAGAACTACAGATAGTGATTCACATAGTCATGCCGCATATACACAATTAAATGGTAATGCAACAATATATATTCCAATTGATCCATATTTACAAGATTTCGATGTAGAACTTGATCACACTGGTAGCGGAAATGGAACAGCAGGGGTATTTTTTGCATATTATGTTGTTAGCCAACATTATCATGGGGCGGGAACTTACAGAACAGATTATCATAAACATGATGTAGCTGTTGGTGATGATGTTTCTGATGCTGGGTCAATAAATGCAACAAGTGTATCTTTATATTTAGAATTCTGGAATGGATCTAGCTGGGTAAATAAAAATACAATTGCAAGCACAGGAAAAACTATAGATACAGGTGTTGATATTTCAGATAGTGGAACTTATCCTGATGCGAAAGGATTTTGGAGAGTTCGTATATTAACTAACAATACAAGTCCTGATTTAATTCAAGGAATTGTAAATGTCAAACATAATTTAGATAATTAAAATGGTAAAAACACGAAAACAACGAATGGATGAATTTATAGAAAAAAGAGAAGGTATTTTAAATGCTAGAATGAGATTAATAGCTAAAGGAGAAAAATATATATTAATGAATCAGGAAAAAATGGATGAAATAGAATATAGAAAAACACATCCTTATCCAGAAGTAAAAAATAAACGGGAGATATAAAAATGATGGAATACATTGAAAAAAATCAAGCTAAGGCATTTAAAGTAGATATAATTGATATAGAAACTCCATTTAGAATAGATGAAGAAAATATAATTATATCTGAGTCAAGAGATGTTTATTTTTCTAGAGATGAATTTATTAAAGCAATTCAAAATATTAATAATAAACTTAATTTTCATAAATATGAAATAGGGGAAGAAAATATAAATATAATCAAAGATAAAATTGATAAATTAGAAAAAAAGAAAAAACTTTTTGAAGATTTTTCTAATAAATACCTGGTAAATAATCAGGTAGGAACAGGTGATCAAAGTGGAAAGTAAAACGCTTAAATTAAATAAAGAAGATATGATGAAGGTATTGAAAGGAGCAGGTATTGCTGCAGGCGGTGCTGTCTTGACATACGCAACAGAAATGATTCCCATGATTGAATGGGGAGAATACAAACCGATGATTGTTGCATTAGGAGCTGTCTTAGTCAACTTCGGCTGGAAATTACTTAAGGGAAAGAAATAATTTTCCCCTTTATTTTTTTATTAATTCTACTATTGGAATTCCCATATCTTCAAGCATTCGCCTATATGTGAACTTCACATCTGGTGTTTGAATGCCCCGGGCTGTTTTTATAAGGTCGAAAGCATCTGATTCTTTATTATAATTATATCCTTTTTCATATTCTACATCTCGGTCATAAGTTTCCTGTTCTTCAGTATAATCATTTTCCATTTTATTCACACCTCGTACAACTATTTTCATGGTCATAATCATTTAAAATTTTTCCACAAAAACAACAATATTTTTCAGTCATTGTGTATCACCTAAGTTATATTAATTCAGCATCATGCCATTTATCTATATCACCGTCATCTTTAAATCTAGGTGCTAATATGAAACCGTTATTGTTATCTTCTATAGCAAGGGGCATTCCTTTACCGACACTAATTGTTACACTATCAGAGCAATCATCTTCTATCAATATCTTTAGAATAAGTTTTAAATATTCTTTTGAATATCTGCATGATTGATATTTTGATTTATCAAGAGTTGGAACTTTCTGCATAGTTGTTTCAAAAATATTAAATATCTCATTGTTTGTTTTTATTTTTGGGACATACATTACTACATTTGAAGCATCCATTCCACCTTGAAAATTCTCTGGAGAAATCTTTTCTCCTGGTACTTGATTTTCTTTGAAAATCTTCTTCATATTATTTATTGTTTTTGTATTCATTTTAGCAGCACCTAATACATAAACCGCCTCTATTACCAAGACTTGGATATTGTCCACATTTACAACAATATTTAACTTTTTCATCAGTTCCTATTTGGTTTGTTTGGTTCATTTCTTATCACCTAAGTTATATATAATATATAACTTATATATAAATCTTTCCCTAATCCTTTATAAAGGAAAGCCTTATACAAGCTGATTTATAGATATACGGCAGTTGATTATCCCATTATATGACCTAGAATCAAGCAAAGCATTCCTATCAAACTGTTCTTTTGTCTCATAATAATTCATCCAGGCTTTGGAAGTACAACACATTAATATGGTTCGGGTGAAGTTTTCTTTACTATATAGTCTGATGTCCTCTAGAAGCTCCATACAGCTCCCGTAATAGGACTTCCAATCAGATTCAATAATCCTATGCCTGAATTTTTTCTTGCCTTTAAGGGGCTTTAATTTGCGTTTGAACCAAAATTTTTTCTGTCCTATATAGAACCGCCCATTGGCTTTGTTTTCAATACGGTAAATAAAGCCAACAAATTTACTTATATCCTTGGGTGCCCCTTGCCATTCAGTCTCGGTCACTTCTGAACCTCACAAATACTGGATGCCGTGGGACATCTTTGGCTCCAATCATCATTCCTTTGTACTCAATCATTTTACCTACATATGAATCTCTATTTTTCCAGACTTCTTCTTTTTCTTCATCTGTCATAGCAAGAGATACTTTAAGTGGGTACCAATTCCAATTAACTTTAAATGCTGAAGCTTTTTCAATCAACACTCGATCCCCTTTCTTCTTTGATGTCACAGATCTCCCAAGTTCATTGATTGTTTTCTCAGCATTAGGATCAACTTCTGTAGCCTGTATAACTTTCATTATTCTAGCATCAAAGGTTTTGTAGGGTTTGACCTTAAGCATATATTCTTCCTTTAATGTAGATCTCCCGAATTTATATGGGGATCCTGGATCCCTTAAAATCAATCCTTCATATCCATCCTTCAATGCTGTTTCAAACATAGCTTCAACATCTTGTGCTGAATTAACTGTTTTTTGAACCACAGGCACATAACTTGAAGCATATGAAACATTTTTAATTATCTCTGATTTATTTATAAATGTTTCAGGATTTAATATAGCTTCATCATAATGTGTCTCGAAGCAATGAAATTTTATGTCAGCAATCAAGCTATTGATTTCAATAATTGCATTTGGGCCATATTCTTTTTGCAATTTCACAAATGTTTTTCCATCATTGAAATCTTTTGTCATGACTGCCCTGGTGATCTCTTGAAAAGTTCTGCCATGAGCATATAATTCACCATCAAAAATTCGATTCATACTTTCTGCATGATCCAAGATATATTTAAATTTCTCTTGCAGCTGTTTATTCTGAATCGGCTTTAATGCCCGTGACACCATTCCAAGTTTTGGATGAAATACTACTCGAATTCCATCAAGCTTATAGCTCGCCATCTTTGGATATTTAATGTTGTTCAGATCTACTTCTTGATTGCATGCCAGCATAGGTGAAAATTGTTTCATTTATTCCACCTTTTTAATTAATTTCGCTTCATATTCTTCAAAATAACTAAATGTTTTTTCGAGCTTTTGTCTGTTATTAGCATCTGCACGATACCAGGCGGTGGATAAAGCCTTAACAAAACTTCCACCATATTTTTCCATTAAATCAATTGCTTCCATCGTTACCATTTTTCCATACCTCACTTTTTATATATTCATTTCGTACTCGACTATAATATTGCTTAAATCTGCTTCTGTTAATACCAAGTTCTTTGGCAATTCTACCTGCCAAACAATCAATACTGTTAACATCGCACCCAAATTTATAATCGATTGTCCGATATTTTCCAGGGAACATCTCTTTGATTATTTTATTTGCTCCCTTAAAATCAACCAAGGAATTATATCCTCTAATCAATTTCATACATGTTTTATCCACATGATAATATTCTTTAATTTGATCTAAGTATGGGCGTGATTCTTTCATTGGTAATGCCACATGCATTGCCCACAATAAAGAACACCATTGTCTTCAATAAGTGTTCCTGTACATTCCGGGCATGTTTTAGGTTCATCCACAGTCACCACCTCTATCTGGTTCTGGATAAACTGTTTGATTCTTTCCTAATTTTAAGCATCTTGGGTTTTGGCAAACATAAATCCAATATCTATGTTCATCCCCAAACATCAATTCATTACAACTTGGACATTTTGTATCTATGTCAATACCCATTTTACAAGCACCCAGGCATAAAATTTCATTAATAGCATTAAAAATATTGCGAATCCCACAAGATACAATGACACTTTTGTCGTTTCTTTCATGATTACCTCTTCACATTAAAGGTCAGCCACACAGTCAGATTTTTGTAATCTTGCTTCATTTCATCAATCTGAGCATGAAGATCTTGTATCTCTATCTCTAATTCAGCTGCATAATTTTCATGTGTATAGAAAAAATTACCATCATTAGCTATGATACTTCCCATACTTTGTTTGCTGCAACTGCTGCCTGTTCCTGTGTTTATTGGTACATAATTAATCAGGTTTACTATTGCATCTTTTGCATCACCATCCATGCAGTTCTCTATGCAATAATTATTGATCTTGCATATTCGGCATGGGTCATGGTTATATGTAGCCATTGCTGTTGGCACCATTAATATTGTCACCAATATCAATGATATAATTACTTGTGTTTTGTTCATTGTTTTCACCTGTGTATTATAAAATTTTTCTTATATAGTTGATCAATATATTCTGGTGTCCCAAAAAATTCATAAGCATTATTCATTTTTCACAAACTGCATTTCCATTATCAATCATTGTAACTTTATATCCTTTCGATTGTATGCTAGATATTATTTCATGGAAATCTGTATAATCCATGCTATTGATAATGGTTACTTTAACTCCATACTTTTTGTTTTCTTCAATCATTTTTCACAAAAGGTTCCAGCTCATTCCTGAGCTTTGTTAAATCTAAATCATCAATAGTGAGCTTATTTTCAACAGCTTCTTCATAGGTACAATATTTCGCTGTCTTCCCAGCCCGGCCATAAACCTTATTCTTAATTAAAAATACTGCCCCGGACTGACCACCAAAATATCCAACACTGATTTGAGCTTGAATCTGACTCTCCAATTTATAAGATGCTGCCGGCTTCACCTTGAACTCCCGGCCCAATAATTTAATCGAATCAGGCTTTTGAAGCTCATTTGATATGATATTATTTATAA